CTTTTACGCTGTCCTCGTCAATAAGACTTATAGTCACATTACCAAAGTTTTCTCCACTTTCACTAATATAGTCAAAGTTAAAGAAACGTGCTGATTCAGGATCAGTAATTCTTTGTGCATTTTCGTCCCCAAGATTGACATGATCAAATCGGGCACGTATTTTATCAAATAAAGCTGCTGATATTTTGTCTAGTTCGCGCATAATATATTATTTATCGTTATAACATTATAAAAGGCATTGGGGCAATGTAATCATCTGTATTATCACGAAGTTTTTCGTCTAATTCTGAGTCATAACTTTGTAGCGCCTGTACCACTCTTAGTACCAAAAGTAAACTGGTTACTAAATCATCTGTTTCTCCAATTTTAGCTGCAAAACCTACTCCACTGGCCACAAAATTTTTTAACTCACTTATTAAGTTTTTACTAGCAAGGATAATTTTTCGATTTTCTACTAGGTTTTTTAGTTTGGCGCACACAGCCAATTTTGTCTTGTTTGTGGTAGTAAACCCTTTTCTGTGTATTCTGGCCTGTCCTGCTTTTACTGGCTGACTCATGAATGTGCCTTTGATATTTTCTTCGCCAAATTCAGCAATGACCACAAGCGCAGCTTCGCCCAAAGTATTGTTTTCAACGCTGTAGTATATATCGTTGGTAGTACCAATGGTATCATGAATGTACTCGCAAATTTCTTTAAGAATAGTAATTTGCCGCTGCACCGGAGTTTTATTGTGCTGCCATTCGGCCACTTGTATCATCGTGGGCAATTCAAATACTTGTATAGCGGCCGGGTCGCCACCTGTGCCCAAACTAGGATCTAACCCAACAATGTAAGTTTTATCTCGTTGCGGCTTTTGATACCAACGTACCTGCCCTTGTAATTCCACAGGATCTCTCCCTTGCAGTTCGGACAATGTAATAGAGTTTATCAGTGTTTCGTCAAAAATTAAGAATTCACAGCCGTGTTCTCGTCGGAAACGTTCTTCACCAATTCTACCAATTTCTTCACTTTTCCACTGTTCATCGCGATCTGGATGTTCCCACCAATTGGCCTGATATCCTTTAAATCCATTTACACCCAATCCGTCTGCACGCTCGTTTCCGTATTCATCTATTTTTTTATTTGCCTGTTTCCAGATGTATGCAAATTGATCTTCGTCGCTGTTCGGAGTTGATGTAATAATTGCTTTACCACCAGTGCTTAGTGTAGGTGATATGGATGTCCAAAACTCTTTGGCAATAGTGGGTCTAACGAACGCAAACTCGTCACAGTATAGTAGCGTAATTGACATACCTCGGCCAGTTGTTTCAGTCGTTGTTTGTGAAACTATACGTGATCCATTTTCAAAGTCAATTGAGCCTTTGTTATAACTGGTAACACCAGCTCTGATCCAGTCTGGACAAAGTTCGTATGCATATCGTACTCGCTGCATGATTTCTTGTGCGCCGGTATACTTGTGCGCTGCAATCAAGATAGTTGAATCTGGGCGAAACATAGCAAACCAAAGCAAGTATCCTGCTGCGCTTGTGGTTTTACCAGTCTGTCTAGGCATTAGACTAATACTAAATCTATTTTGATGATAAGTATCTATAAGTTTCCGTTGATACTCAAAAGGTTGATACAACATTTTGCCCTTAACCGGGTGCTGAATGTAGAAATAATTGCTCATGAAATATTCCGGACCTGTATCCGGATCTGCACACTTCATAAACTCTATTATTTGCTCTTCAGAAAAGTTGACCTTTTGATACGGCGACTTTATAATAGTAGCTTCATTGGGTTTCATACAATTACTTATGTCACACACTTTACTTTTGAATAAAGATTACACTCCTATCAGTGTACTGCCACTGAGTGTTATCCATTGGCAACATGCTGTAAAGCTTATGTATTTGGGTCGTATTCAAGTTATTGAAACTTATCCAGATTGGATCATTCACAGCGAAAAATTGGCTATTAATGTACCCAGTGTAGCAATTACAAAGGAATATTTTAACTTCAAGCGTAAGGTAAATTTTACTAGGTACAACATGTACCTGCGTGACCTTTATCAGTGTCAATATTGTGAAGATACATTTGATTTTGATAGCTTAACTATCGATCATGTTGTTCCTGTAAGCCAGGGTGGCAAGACAGAATGGACCAACTGTGTGACCAGTTGTAAAGCTTGCAATTGGCGTAAGGCAGATAAAAGTTTTATGAAACCTATTCGCAAACCTTATCGTCCTGATTATTGGGCGTTGGCTGCTGCTTGGAAAAACAGTCCATTTAGAGTTAAAGATCCTAAATGGAATCAATATCTAGGTCGAGATTCTCAAGTTGCTTAATTTTTCTTCAATGTAAAAGTTAATCTCTTCTAAATTAGAATTTCCAAATTTGCCGCTAAAAAAATTATCTACGTTATTTTTTCTTCTGTGATAAGTTTGGTCAAACAATGCAGGGATGTCTTGTTTGACTAACTTGTCAACGGATATCAACATGTTGTCTAATCTCTCCCGCCAATCAATGATATCGTCATAGCTATGATCAATTAAATCATCATACACATCTACTCCCAACTTTCTTAAATAAGAAACAATTCCTTTTGGTCCAGCAATAATAAAAAATTGTCCGCTGGCTATAGGTTTCCAGGTTTTTTCACTTACAAACAAATTGTCCTCAACGGAAGTTTCTGTGACTATATTGATATAGGCTTTTGCATAAGCATCATGTGATATACTTAAATCATTACCAGCTCTTTCATCAAAATTATTAATTTCAGCATAATATAGATCATTGAGTTCTTTGCCACAACCACTATAATCTAAATCATAATTTTTATTTTTATGGAATGAAAGTATACAATTATTATAATTAGATCTAATTAGATTCCTATAGATATACCATCTATGTACATGCGGATTGGCATTTAAACAACTCAACATAACACTTCTTTGTTGATCAAGATTTCTTTTGTACCAGGCTTTTACGCCATAGTAATAAAAATAAGGATAATATTTTATTTGTGCAAAATTTATGTTAGGATCGGGACTTAGAATTAACAGTGGTGCTGAGATTTGTAAAATTTTATCTAGTGACAGTTTATCGTGATCTGTTAAACAATTTTGAGATAAATCAACTATGTTAACTTTATTGTTAGATAAATTAAACGATTCTACACCTATTTTACCATCGATAAAATCATATACTAATCTATTAGATAGTAAATTAATACTATTAGGTGCAAAACTAATCACGAATTTTTATATTGGTTTCTCTCCGGTTAAGTAAGGTTTGCTGAACCACAACTTAAACCATTCTTCGGTGCCAGGACGAATATCATGTTTTTTCATGAGTTCGCCTTTTTCATTTCCGGTAACAGAAATGTTACTGCCGGGATAACCTTTGTATTCTTGCATAACAGGTCTGTTTGTAATGCCTGCTAATAATTTTAATTCTTGTATGCTATCCATGGTTATCAAATACATCTTCAATATACATATGCATTACTAGAAACCCAACTATAGACAAGAGCAGACCTAATGGGTCTGCTCTTGAAATTGCAAAGGTGGATAACATCCAAAAGAATACGAAATTAATGTATATCATTAATGTTGACCATAAGGAATTACCGGAAGATCGTTCTCAGCAGCGCGACCTTCATTTCCCATCACTGACACCAGCTTTGCTTGGCTTCGCCGTAGTACTCTCTAGCGAATCCATTGGCGATCAACTGAGCACGTAAACTCTGTCCATCTAGTATCATGTCGCCCAGTACACGGCCGCCAAACTTGTCCCATCCGTAAAGGATTACTTGACGCTTGACTGATTTAGCCACAGCATTTTTAGTAAACGCAGTGGCAGCTTCACCTCGCTGTGCTTCGCTTGGGCATAGTGCTCTATGTCCTTTTTCAGGTGTGTCGACGCCGTATACTCTAACAGCCAACTCTGGCTTTAGTGGTGCTGGTAAAAATGGTGCTGCGATAACAACTGTATCGCCGTCATTGACTCGAACAACTTGTGCGTCGTATGTAACACCTTGTGGTTGTTTTTGAGCTAATGCTAAAGCGGGTACTAGTAATAGAATTGCGAATAGTTTTTTCATTGATTTTCCTTTTGTGTTATCTTTTAATAAGTTGTTTGATTCTGTCTAATTCGTCTTCTTGTATCGGAGCCGGTTCGTATTCAACTGGTTTTAGTGTTCCTTGAACAGCTTGCTTTTTCATCGGGTCCAATTCTGAAGTGTTTGCTGTGGTGAGTCCTGAGTGCTGAATGTAGGGACTATCATCGCCTTGTGAATTCAACATATTGTCTGCCTGTCCAGGATCGTCTAACACTGCTTGAGCTCTATTACCGGCCCTGTTAAAGTATCCTCTCATACTGTCTGCGCTTATTTTACCAGCGTCATAATCTGCTGCCATTTGTCTAGATGTTAGATCAGCATTGGGATTACTCTTTGCTGCACCCATTCCTGCTTTGACGTCTTGATCAAATTTTGGATCGTTTACTATTTTATTCATAGGGGCAACTGCATCTTTGGCAACACTGGCGCCGGCCACGGCTGCTGCTCGACTTGGGTCTCTGGATTTTAAATATTCCCACCCTGCTCGCCCACCAGCCTTAACCGCAGTTCCAACCGCACTGACTTTATCACCAAATGACATGCCAGCTGCATTAGCCATGTCGTTCGCACCTTTAGCTGCATTCCATGAACCACCAACATTGTCACCTGCGGCAAATTTGTCACTAGCTTTATTAATATTGGTTTCAGAACTATTGTATGCATCAATTTGCTGTTGCGTCACACCAGGTGGTGTCTGTTGTCCAGCTACTGGTGCTTCGTTTACTATATCTAAATATTTTCTAAAAAATCTTGGGTCCGTCATTACCAACTCCGACATGACCAATAACGTGCCTTCCATCTTGGTCCTGGGTTAGCGCAGTTGTGTCTTGCTCTAAAACTCTTGCGACGTTTGGGATTTGACTTTTTGATACGCATGTTAGGATCGCCAAATTCAACTTTAACGATGTTGCCGTTTGGCTTTCTTACATACACTTTAGATTTCTTGACGTCACCGGGCATTTTCTTGCCTAATGGCACTGTGCGTCCACGATATTTGGCTTCGTTAGTCGGAGCGCGGAATTGTGCCATTGGTGCTTGTCCACCTTTTTCGGTGTAGTCCATCCAAGGAGCACTTACATCCTGTTGAAACTCTTGTTCGTAACTGTCATCTTTCATTTTATTGATAAGATAATCGCCGGCACCAGTTTTGGGATCTCTAGCAAATGAGCGTGAAGTGTATTCTTGACTGAATTTTGGCTCGCCTTTGCTAGAATTAGAATATGTGGATTTTTGATCCACATAGGCCGATACCCGAGTTTTATTGTCTTTAGGAACCACTGGGCCTGTTGACTTATAGCTGTCAGATTCAGGATCGTACTTGTTTACTCCACCATGCTTGTCAGTCCAAGTATCTTGGCCCCACTTGAAATCCTGCTCATGTACCATGTAATCCTTGGGATCCTTTTTAGTTTTTGGTTCAGTCAAAGGACTTGTATCAGCTGGATTTGTTGTAGGCTTCTTGGGAGCAGTTGCTCCTGTATCTTTTGCCATGTACTTGTTTTCAAGATCATCATCGGCACTTTTATCTTTGTTTACATTTGAATGTACTGGGCTTATAGTTTGAGTAGCAGGGGGCATGTTTGTTGGATTTTCTGTAATGTATCCCGCATGCGTTAAAATTCTCATCATTGTGTCGTCTGCTTCTAATACTATTCCATCTTCAAATACATCAACAATGTAAGTTTCGATCAAAGTTTCATCTCTGGCGATTTCTAATTCAAACACGTCGCCTACTGCAGGATTACCTTCAGTTAATTCTGCTTCGCTTAGATAATCACGAAAACTTTTCATATCACTTGCCTTTCCACTGCTGCGGTGGTAATACCTTAATTGGTTCCCCATCTTTTCCTACTACTTCGCCTTTGTCGCCTTGAAGTCTGTCTAGATGTGTTGTATAACGGTCATTCACTTGTTTTTCGTACTCGGTGCCTTTGTACTGCTTACGCATAGCGTCAAGATCACGTAGTTGCGGACTGGTTCTGAGCTTGCTGGCTTCTGTGCCCACTAGATCGCCAAAAAAGTTCGAAACATCTTCCCAGCCTTCATCAGTTTTTTCTGTTTCGTCATTAGACTTGATTGTGGCCGAACGTGGTCCGTGGAACGGTTCAGTCTGCAAAGGCAGTTTGGATTGATCTGGTGCTTCAGGTTTTTTTGGTGCTGGATAAGTTGCACGTACTCTACCTGTTTCGGGATCTCTGGTTATCTTGGTATCATCTTTATCATCACGAATCAAAATGCTTTCGAGAATGTCATTTAAATCATTGTCTAACATACTTTCTGCCATTGGATTATCACCCTGACGAGGCTTATCAGCGTACTGACGTTTTTCTCTGTTCAAGTCATTGCCTTGACGAATAATGCTGTCTACGGTTTGATATTCTTCTTCAGGGGTATTAGCGTATTCTGTTTCGCGCTCTTCGTCCATCATTTGGTCGCCACTGATCATGATAACCTCTGGCTCTGACATTGTCACACTGTGATCATTGTGTGGTCTCATACCAGCCATTTTTAGCATCTGTAATAATTCGTCTGCCCGATCGCCTTGTGCTGAAATATTTACACTTTTTGTACCGTCGCTACTCATGTTAGTACTAACATTCATAGTATCAGATTGATGTGGCATATCCATACCGCATTCACCTAGCGTCTTTGACTTAGCATCGGCTTCTCTTTTGTCTTTTTCAGCTTCAATACGGTCGTAGTCGGCATGCATTGCCGAAGGTAAAGTAGCCTTGTCAATTGCTTGTCTAACAGACTTGCCGGCACTTTTTAGTTTATCACCAAAAGATTCTGGTTTATCTTTGCCGTACAACAACGCTGCACCAGGTCCGTCTTCATTTGTTATACCAGCTAATCGAGCCAATTCGCTCAAGGTGTTATCCGCAACTGGCTGTTCTGTTATTACAGACTCACTCATGCCACTGCCCATGTCTGAATAGAAACGTTCTTCGACCCATTGATACGGATCACCTTCGCGACCTTTAGCAACGCCATATGGCATTTCACCGGTATCAAGATAATAATCATACAGTGCATCATATAGATTTTCTGCCATGAAACCGCTGTTCATGAAGTTTTTAACCTCGTGCTTGAATCTATTAGCAATGTGCTTTAATGCATTGCCACCTTCATCTAACATAACGTCTTCGTTGACTTTCTTAGGAAGACCTTTGTGCTTGGTGCTTGCGAAATCTTTTGCGTCTTTTTTACTCATACCTTTGGCTGCTTTCTTTAGTTCAGAACTGGCGCCTTTTACTTTCTCGCCTTTTTGCATGGCATGTACCATGCCCATAAATTTTTGTTGTTGTTTGCTGACTGCTTTTTCGTTTAATGCAAGCCCACTCAGACGCATCATTTCTTCTAATTCCATGTTATCTTCTTCCTCTAATTCTTCTTCAGCAACTTGTCCAAATGCTGCATTTTTCTGTAAAGGCGGTTCGGATGCTGCTGTTGGTGCCGGAGCTGCCGCTGGTGTTGCTGCTGCGGTATAACCGCTACTGGTCTGATTTCCTGCATTTGAATTTGCCATAGCATCAACAGGCTTATTTCCGCCAACTAAACTCTTAAACTTATCTCCAATTGCGCCAAAAAATTCTCCTGCACTGCCGTAACTCTTTGTTGCTTGATTCTGGCCACCAGGACCTGCTTTGGCGTCTGCTGCGATCTTGTCAGCTGTTCTAGAGACCAAGTTGGAACTTCCGGCTACAGGCTGATAATCTGATTTTGGTGCCGGATTATTAGTAGCCGTTCCGACATCTCCAGTATAACTGCTTCCGCTATTTGTACTTTGTACAGGTGCAGTAGTTGTAGTAGGTACTGGATTTGCTCTTTGAGCTGAGGCGCCTCTTACATCAGCCGCCGGAGCAACGTTTTGAGTATTTAATGCTGCTGTTGCAACTTGATCGGAAGTTTGCGTAGGTGCTGCTGACTTACTTGCCATAGCTGCTGCACTTCTTGTGTCAGCTGCTGGAGTGTTAACTATTTCTTCTCCGGCGTCTAGGGACTGATCTGCTGGAACTGTTGGTGCTGACTTACTGGCCATAGCTGCTGCACCTCTTGTGTCGGCCACTGGTGCTGGTGCTGGGTTCATTGCATTTGCTATAGTTTGTCCTTTAAGTGCCTCGTTGTCGGCACTAGGCGCAGGTACATTAGTTGCTGGAGCAGGTGCCGCGGTAGCTGTTTGTGGTTGACTGAATTTTTTTGCCAGTGCCATGTTGGCAGCAGCGGTACCAGCTTTAAATCCTGGGCCTAGTGCTGCATCAACTTTGGCTTGATTTGTTCTATCAGCTTTGTTCATAAACTGACCGCCACTAGTTTGTGCTAGTTTTTGCCCAGTGGCACCTTGTACAGGTGCTTCAAATAAGTCTATTAGATCTCGCATGTTCATTTTACTTTTTTGCCCTTCCAGCTAGCCATAAAATATCTTTAAGTTCAGTATTTACCGATTCTGGAACTCGTATCGTTTCCCTGTCTGCAGGTGGTCGACGATTGCCAGTGAGTGCATCAATTCCTCTGTTCCATTTATCAATAAATGATTCTGGTTCTTGAGTTGATAAATCTGGACTGACTTTTTCTAATTCTCTTTTGGCTTTTTCATCGGCTATCTTTTTCTGTAGTTCTGCCTTGGCACGTTCAATATCTTGCACCTTGCTAGTTCCTGTGCCCCATGGCTCGCCGGTACCAGAGCTTACAGGAGTTCCGTCAGTGGAACGTAATACGTCCGCTGGTTTATCAGTCTTAACATCTGATTTTACTGCAGGAGTAGATGGCACTTTTAATGCATCTGGGTCAACATCTACAGTATAATCAGGTGAAACGTTTTGGCTTAACTCTTTGTTTAATTTGTCTTTAACTAGCTGGTCGATTCTATCACCAGTAGGCTCTACTGTCAACGATGGAACTTTTTTACCTTTGATAATTTGTGTGATTGCATCATCAACACCAGCTTTAGATGCCTTGACCTTAGACTTCACTTCATCAGCATAGTCTGTGGTAAACGTACCTTCTTTGTTAGTACGCGGATCTTTAAAAGTAAATGTCTGACCAGGTCCTTTTTCTGCTCTGGCTTGTGCAAATGCTTTTTCAAACTCTTTGCGAACATTGACTGTAGTCTCTGCATCTGCTTTTGCTGTTACATCTGCTTTTGCTGTTGCATCTGCTTTACCTTTGCCTTTATCACTGCCTTGTGATACTTGGGCGGCCTTAGTATCTGCTGGTCTTTCTGACTTAGGTGCAACTGTTTTGTCGCTCACACCTGCAGCAGGCTTCGACAAGTCAGAGTCTGGTTTAGATTTTTTAGGCTCAAGATTAGGAACATCTGAACGTTGGATCTTGCCGCTAACTGACTGCTGAGTTTTAGGCTCAGCCGATACCTTGGGCTTGATTGTGGTTGCGTCGCCTTGTGATTGATAATCCCCAGAAGGTATATCTGTTTGGATCGAAGGAAACTTTGGCGATTTTAATTTGCCATCAACTTTTAATCTAATAGGTCCTACATTAATATAAGTGCTGTTTGGATCATCAGCAGGTACAACAGTTGTACCTGCTTTATCTTTTTCGTAATTTTTCTTTAAGTCATCTAATTGTCTTACAAGATCGCCTGTTTTTTGTCCCGCAGCATCTGCTTGTTGAATAATTTTTTCAAGTTCTTTGACAGGATCTTTGTAATTTTGTAGCCGTTTGTTAATTTTTGCTAGCTCGGCTGCATTTGGAGCTGGTGGCAATTTGTCAGTTTTACTGTACGATTTAACCTTGATAGGGTTTTCTGGACCACCTTGTGCTGGTGGAATTTCGCCGGCTGCTTGTGCATTGCCTGCGCCAACTACTGTGGCCAATACATCTGTAGCAACTTGTGCTACTTTATCTTTGTTTTTAGGATAAAATTTTTCAAGTTGGTAAATTACGTTGTCTTTGAAGCCTTTGATATAATTTCTAGTTTCCTTGGTACGAAGTGTATTAACATCACCGGTCTTTAAGAATGTTGATGCACCGCCTTCGCCTGCATTGTATGCTGCCAATGCTTTTTCAGGTGTTTTATACTTGTTGAAATAGTATGCCAAACCTCTGACGCCGGCTTCAATATTTTTTTCAGGATCAGTTAAATCTTTGACCTTGATTTTGTAAGCACCTTTTTCTGCGTACTGAGGTTGAATTTGCATCACACCTCTTGCACCAGTTGGGCTTGTTGCTGTACGCATTTTTTCGGCGTCGCCTAGCCATCCTGTCTCTTTGAACATGGCATGTAGAACCATTGACAAGGGAACATTATATTGTTCAGAATATTTTTTTGCCCATCCAATATATTGATCTTTTGAGTAAACAGGTTTTTCTTCAGCATCGTTTAAAAACTGCTGATATCTTTCAGCTAACTTTTTTTCGTTATCCACAGGTGCTTTGCCCTGAGGGCGTAGGTCCCACTCGTCCTGCTTAGGTTGCTCCGCTGGTTGACTATTTGTAGCTGGTTGACTATTTGTAGCTGGTTGACTATTTGTAGCTGGTTGATCTGTAGCTGGTTGACTATTTGTAGCCGGAGCAGATTGTTTTTTATCTTCAATGTCAGACAATAATTCGCCCTGAGGGGCTAGATCAATGATCTTTTTTTCTGGTCCTTGTCTCCACCATTCTAATCCTTGTTTGGCGGCATCGGCAGCGGAGTCGCGATATTTATATGCACCGTATGCAGTAGCAGCAGGAAGGCCCCATCTTACTGTGGTTCCCAGTCCCTTTAATGCGCTTTTACCTAAAATGTCTTTGGTTGCACCAGCCCAGGTGTCTAAATTGCGATCTTTCAGCGACTTTTCTAAATTTAATCTTTTTTGTAGTCTTTCCATAGCTTCAGGGCCGCCTTCTTTTTCTACCCTGTCTAGCCATTTCTTTTGGGATTCCCACCACTTTTTATCTAGGGTTCCTCCTTTGGAGGTAGCAGCATCGGCGGCAGCTTTTTCAGCTGCGGCAGCATCAGAGGCGGCTTTGGTAGCAGCTTCTGCATCAGCAGCGGCTTTTTCTGCAGCGGCCCGGTCGGCTGCTTGCCTGGGAGTTTCGCCTGGTCTTCTTTCAATTTTTGGCTTCTCGGCCTTTGGTATTGTTGCAGGTTCTGGTACTAATTCTGGTTCAATTCTTCTACTGGCATCGGCTGCTAGATCTGCATCAGGTTTTGATTTTCTTAAATTTTTTAACCATCGAACAGCATCATCGCCGTATTTTGCTATCCACCCCGGAATACTTGTTAGGCCACCTTCATCAAGTTGCCCAGATTCTTCAAGTTGATCTAGTTTAGCAAAGTCTTCTGGTAAAAAACTTGGATCGTACTCCTGAGTTTTTATTGATTGGTATATATCTTTTCCAAGATTTCCCCAGCCACCACGTTCTTTAGCCAAGTCGCGTAGTTGATTGAAAACCTCTAACCCAATGCTAGCGCCTTGTGTTATAGGGGTTGGTATTAAGCCTAGTCCGGCTGCTGTACCAGCAATAGCTGCGCCTGAATAATCTTTTTCGGCCGCACGAATGCCTGTATCAGCAAATGCCAACCCAGGTACAACTTTGTTAGCTATCGTGCCTTCTTTTAAAGGAGATTGTTTAGCTATTTCACGAATTTTCATTTTGCAAATTTATCTTTTTTAGGACGGCCGCGGCCTTTCTTTGCTACTTCACCTGTTTCATTGTCTGTATCTGGGTCGTCTGTTTGACGACCACCACCATAACGTGTGCCTTGTTTGATACCCGAGCCACCTCTGGGTTGAGGTCCGCTGCGCTCTTTAGCGGCTTTCATCATGTCGTCCCAACCTTCATGTACTTTTTCCATTTCGCCGTCGCCATCCAGATCAGCTTGCTTCAACCCTTGTGCTCGAGCTTTCATTAGGTTGCCAGAAAATTTATTACCTTCAGTTTTCTTTTTAGCACCAGCAATCTTATCAGCGTAGGTGATTTTGTCTTTAGGCTCTGCCAGTGCTGCAAATTTCTTTTGTGCAGGTGATAGCATGTCTTCATTGTAACTGCCTTCGTCCATTGGACCTTTAACTGCTTTATCCAACATAGCAGCAGCATGTTGTAGATAATCAGTTAGGTCATATTGTTGGATATGACGAGCAATATTGCCACCTCTCATTGGCGCAATACCATCTTCTTCACTGCCCATTGCTGCATTATCGACCAGATCAATATACTTGCCAATTACAGCACGAGCTTTTTTAAATTCAGGAGAACGATCGCTACCAAAAGTAGCATTCAAGACATCTATTAGATTATCAATACTTCGCCCTGGGTTATTGATTTCTTGTTCAATCGCAGCCAATAGATCTGCTGGTCCTTCTTGACCTACAGCTTCATCCATCTTGTCATGCTTGGCACGAATCATGGCCATTTTTTCTTTACTGGCACCATCGCGACCGGCTTGCTGTAGGGCCTTCATACCTTGCTCGCCGTACTTCTTTTTACCCAAGTAAGCTTGTAAGCCGCTTTCTTCCATCTCGCGTTCGCTCAGTTGTTTTTTATGATTGTTGTATTTCTCTGCCAACTGTTTTTCAACACGAGCAACTGCTTCACCAATGGCACCTTTGCTTTTTTCTTTAGCGGCTTTTTTCAATGGCTCTTTCTTGTCGCCGTCCTTGTCCATGTCAAGGAAATCAGGCTTGGCTTTTTTGCCTTCGGTTAGACTCTGCTTGGGTGCTTCTAGGTTTTCCATCTTCTTTAAGATGTCATAGATATTGTTGCTCATTTGTTTTTTCCTTTAATGGGTGGTAATTTGTTTTGTTGGCTACCAATTGGGCTCTTGGTGCCTTGTGGTAGTGCATTGGTTGTTTGTGCCGGCTTAGTTCTTTCCTTGGCTCTAGTGTTAACTAAATCTGCGTCTGACTCAAGAGCTGTCATCTTGGGCGACTGTGCATCTAGTTCTTTTAGTAAACTATCTTTGCGCTTGTCACCTACTAGATCTTGTCCGCCCGGTACATCTCGTAGTTCGCCGTCTAACAGTAATGAACCTTCGTGATCTTTACCGTACGCTTCGGCATAGTCATTTTGATCGGCTTGTTGCTTGCCATATACACAAACCCACTCAGCTTGCATGCCGGTGCGCTCTTTTAATAATTGAGCGATTTGTACACTGGTTGTAGGGTAAGCAACAGTGGCTTCAAACTGCCAGCATTCGCATGCACCCCATTTTGGGAATTCTCTGTGCTCTTGCACTGGCATACTTTTTGGTGTAGTAATGTCCACTAGTTCGTATGCATCAAGAGCATTTTTAATTTCTTCCATGATATCTTTAGGATTTTGCTTTGCTACTTTAATCCTAAAAGCATAATTGGAATTTCGTTCTGCTATATAATCGTGAAGACTTTTCATAGGTTTTATCCTGTTTTATAGAGTATTTATGTGTTTTTGTTCTTTTGAAGAATCTGTTCCAGTAGCGCATTACGATCTAAAACAATGCCTTGCCCATCTATAGGGCGATCTTCAGGGGTATCTTTGGTCATTTGATGATCCAATCTAGCTTTTTGTAGTTGTAGTTGTACCATACGCAACTTCTTGTCCATCTTGGCTGTTTTGGCTGTGATAGCATGCCCTAGTAATGTACCAGCAGTTTGAAATACCACTCCGCCAAAACGGGGATCCATATTCATTCCAAGGTCCATCAAGTCCTCAAATTTGTCTGTGGCCAGTTTTGCTAGTTCATCCATTTCCGCATCGCTGGCTTCAAGATCGCGTACTGTGGGTAACGCTATATCAATCTTGTCTATAGCGTCATCCACCCTGGCGATAATATCTTGATTTTCAGTGATTGTTTTGAGTGCTTCGTCGGGTTCTACAGACTCTGTAGATGCAAGATCAGTTGGTAGATCAAATAATTCAGATAGTTTTTTGGTCATGCTCGTATTTACCGAGCTCGTCCTTGATGGAAGATATCATTTTCAGTTACTACACGGAATCGTAATCCGTTTTGATTGCACCAGGCTTGTGCAGCTTGCCATTTGTACATATTCAGTACTGCGGCTGCTTGATCTCTCGCGCTTTTTCCTGCAGCTTCCAGTGTGGTTTGTTTGCCCGGTTTGATTTCAATCAGCTCACCAAATTTTTCACCGTTTTTGTTTACATACATAATCATAAAATCTGGTACGTAAATTGTATTCTTGTTTGTAAACGGATTACGATAAGGAATGTGTATGGCTTCGCTGGCCCATTGCAACACTGCTGGATTTGTGTCGCAAAATCGCATAAAAGTGTGTTCCCAACTACTGCGAAAATGTGGAACTTTCTTTCCCACGTACTTGTCTGGGTTCATGATTTGATAGAACCCGTTTGCGAACTTTGCAGCCATTACGGTTTTATTGTCCGTTGAATATATTTGTTTACCTGAGGCTGATTACTAATTCCAAGGTAACTTGTACCTTTGCGTTCAAAATTTAAAAACATTGCGGTGTACGCATCAAGTTCACCTTTTGGTAATCGTTGAAATTCTTTTAAAGTTTCCATTGGATCGAGACCTTGCTTTACGCTGGTATAAATGACTGCGCTGGCCAAGGCTCTAGCCGATTCTTTACTGTCAGCCACTTGTTCAAAATATGCTATAATGGCCGCATCTACATTACTGCTTACTTCAACAGGAGTTTCAAAGAAATTATTAAAATACTTTTCAGTATTTTTTGTTTCAATGGCATTTAAATTAATTTCTGTTAAGTTAGTTGGTTCTTTAGCTCTAATCAAATTGGCCATTTTAATCTTTCATTATTTTCTGATTACTAGGCACTCGAGGAACGGTGGTACCCATTGAGCTACTGCTAGCAGATTGCAAATATGTTTCTTGGGTTTTTCTATCCTGTTCGGCCAGCTCAGCTGAGGTTTTGCCGCTACTGGTGCCAAACACTGTTGTTGTAAAAATACTGCTGTTGGATGTCATAATTTTAAGTATTCTCTGGGTTAGTAGATCGGCCTACTTGATTACCTGCATAACTTAATGCAGGTTGTGGATTACCGGTGTTTATGTATTGTTTTGCTTCAGAGCTGGCTAAATTGGTAAATGCCACCGACGGTGCACTGGTACCCGGAATGACTGTTCTATTGTACGGAGTTTGAGCCAGTGGACTTGTTGATGTGACTTCGGTAGATGTTCCTGTTGTGAAAGTTGGCGTAGTGGTTCCACTACTAAAATAGGAGCTGGTAGTATTGTTTACTTCTTTGTCTTTCTTTGCTTGCTCAGCTTTGGCTTTGGCTTCTCTTTCTTTTGCCACTTTCTGTAATGATGCGCCAAAGCTAAAGAAGTCCAATGGCGAACTACTAGACACTGCTTGTAGTGCACCAGATGCAATTTCAGCATTGCTTGTGGCCTCTGCGGGTTTTTCAATGTTCACTGTTTTGTCTATAGACCCACCGGTTATCTGATTTTTATTGTTTACTATTAACCCAGCAATGGCCAGGCCTACTCCTAATTCTGGTTTTCCGCTCAGTGCCAATGCTGCTCCGCCTCCAATTAATCCTGTTCCTAGACTGATACCTGTTCCGTTGCTGTTTACACTGCCAGGAGCTACTCCTCCCGCACCCGGAGAGGTTGTTGATGTCTTTCCTGGTCTGTTGGCCAAACTTCCTGCTGCTGGTATAAAAAATCTATCTCTAGGATCTCTTCCGTTCAATATATCCATACCGGCGGTTAAAAGTTCGGCGCTTGCAAGACCTTTGAGGTCAACATTTTTGTTTTTGTTGTATGATCTAAATAAACCAAATGCCCCCGCTGCAGGGTTCCTTACGAATCCATCAAGCGCAGATACAATACCACCTGGCCCGAGTATACTATTTGTTCCTCCGCCGGCTGCGGTTAATGGACTAGGTGATTTATCATAGTGCAGGTCAGCGAATCCTTTAACTGTATTTTTTGTAACATATCCGCTGGCATACAACATGGTGGTATATGCCAACGTCATCGAATGTTCAAGTCCTCCATTACTGCTGGCATTATGTGATCCGTGACTAAATGACACTATCATTGGATTAACAAGAGTGTACTCACTGAATTTTTTCTGATGCAAACTATAAATTCTAACAGCTTGAATATATTGTGGTCCATTGACACCACCACCGTTTCTTGGAGTATAACCAAAATTATTTAGAATATCTCTCTGCCCAAGTCTATATTGAGTTTTAGCGTGATAAAGAGGATGCACTGTTCCTGCACCGTCAGAATAGCTTGCATCCATATCTCTATAGTAGTGATTGAAATAGTCAAACCACAAATTTCTTACAACATCAGACTGATCATCATGAAATGTTACTTGTACTGTATCATATTTTACTTTTGTTTGTACAACTTCTGGTCTGTTATAACTATTAAAAGTTTTTGTATCAATGCTATATTTTGGAAGATCTACGGACTTTACTAGCATACCGGCTTCAAGAACTCGATCTCTATCTACCTTAGTAAGTGTGGGATCTAAATCAAAGTAAACGTGATAGAGCCAGTCGTATTTTGGGCTTAGAGCGTAATTATTATCTACATACAGTCTACTGGCATGTTTAAAATCTTTAATCTGATCGCCGGTGGCTAACTGTTTAAAAAATCCGTCAAATATTCCCATTGGATATACCTTTTTAAATATTTATGCCAAAAAAATACCTGGATTCGTCCAGGTATTTTTAATTTTGTTTCTGCAAAAAATTAAGTTACGCCAGTAATAAGAGTACCTAGAGTACGTCCTACTGCTGTTCCAACTCCAGTACCAGTAGGAGTTTGAATTGCATTGTCGTAAGTAATTGTTAAAGTAATATCTGCAGGACTATTTTCTGTATATGCCATTTCACCATAGTTCACCTGGTTAACAAATGCACCATACAGTTCCCATGTTTCTAATACGTTAGGTTGATTGGCTCCGTTACCACCATCTAACATTTCAAATTTTAGAACAAATTTATAATCAATGCCAGAACTGGCTGACGCTTGCTCCATGAAGTCAAATTGTTTCTGAATTTGTTCGCCAACTAGTTTGCTTACGTTGCCGCCGGCGTCATCACGCAAAGTGACTGTAACTGGTTCCCAACTTGGCTTACCAACTAGATTAACTTTACTGTTATAAGCCTCAATGACAAAAGGATTGAAGTTTACATTAGGACGGCTAATGCTATTAACTTGCTTGGTTAACTCTACTCTGTCGCTACTTACACCAAAATTTTCAAATACCGCACGGAAGCGATATTTTAACTTAGGCATTAGCAGACCTTGTGTGCTAGCACTTTGATTAGTTGCTAAAGGTACTGTAAATCTGTTTAATGAGGCTATTGCCATTTATATTCTCCTGTTATAGGTATTTATCAATTTTTTTCCAAAATTTTCTAGGGGGGTTTTACGCCCCCTTACCCATATTATACGCCTGCTGCAATATCACCTGGGTTCTTCAATCTAATAGGAATGAAGATAAACTCAACATCTTTCATTGGTTCAATTGCAATATCCACATAAAGTTCATTACGTGCAATACGTGTAGGTGTATTGTTTGTGTCATCACACACTACCAAGTAGTCATAGATACCGCGCTTGGATACAAGATCATTGATAGCACCGCTAATAATGTTCTTGATCTGATCTCTTGTAATCTTATCATTTGGTTCAAACAAGAAACCATTTCCTACATTAGCTAAAATTGTACGAATGTAGTTTACTAGACGTGCTACATTGATACGATCAAGACTGCTTGCAGTTGGATTACGTGTTTTCTGACCCCATACAACTAATCCTACACCCGGTAAGTTAGTAATTGGATTGATCTTGTTTTCATATAATGTGTCGCGTAAACCAGTGCGAATGCTGTTAAATTCAAATTCGCCTGTGGTAGCATTGATATAACCAATGCTGCTTGCATTATCAACTAATCCACGACGTGTACCAGCTGGTGCAAACCACTGATACGCAACATT